GGAGAAACCATCCATAAATGACAAAATCTATGGAATATATCCATCTCGACGAAGTCGGGATCGAAAGGAATCGATTCGATATCAAACGATTCTAAATCATTCTCGATTTCGAGAACGTGCGATTCTTTATTAAGAATCGAAGAGATCTTCCCGATGACTTCACTTCGAGAGATCAAATAGTCGCGCAAGCGACCAGTAACACCAGGAAAAACTTCCTGGTATTTTGGGATCTTAAGCACAGGTTTAAGATCTTTCGGTACCTTATTATCAGGTATCTTAATTCTCCAGTGTTCACCACTGAAGTGACGATTCATGTTAGCATGAAACGACCCTAATTTACTCGGTTTAATACCAAGTATGTTACAATCTGCCTCCAAGACAGATTGCTCTATAAGCCAGTTTAACCTGGTCTTATATTCACCGTGACGGTGAGTAAGGACCCAACGAATAAAATTCCTCGGGTTACCGAAGGGAATTGGTTTCCCTTCACCTGCTACCTCCTTTGGGAAGTAGACAAAGCCCTTATAGTGCATAAGGTCTAAACAAACGTCTTGTAATATAGACGCGAGATGGAACAGGACCGTATGAGATCCTGCCTGACAATACGAAGTGTCCGTGGACAACTGCGTAATTCTCCCTGTGGGAGTGTATGAAAAATCATCACGATTCTTCCTAACGTCTAATAATAGACGACCCTTCACTACATCAGCGTAGGGTATTCTAGAGCGATCTTTCGCTGCTATAGCCGCAGAAGCAGTGTTTCTGCGGGAAACCGGAATGAATACACATTCCTCTGCGAAATACACAAGATTTTCGCTTACATACGTATCTGCTAAAGAGATACGCATTCCAAAATCGACTAAAGTCGATAAAAGGCAAGGGAATTTATACGATTCCGGGAGGTTAGGATCAAGATCCGAACTTTCCCGAGAATCGAGTAGACCCTTGAGTTTGGCGACGGCACCATAGTCGTCACCGACAACGGCACCCACGATACGTGGATCCCGTAATTTGCAGCGATAAATCGCCGCTAAACCAACTGCTGTAAGCAGTGTCTTCGTCACGGGATCGCCCATAAGGCAACCGCGACTAGTAGCAGGACAAATTAATTTGCCCTGATAATACACTCGCCTAGGCGAAGTGAGAGCACGAATAACGTGTTCACCGTACCATTTCGGGACTCCGAAATAGTCATTAAACGTAGATAACAAACTACGTGCAGTCGACCACGAATAGTAGTCGGTAGAAGTCTCTAAATCAGTAGAGAGACCGAAATTGGGACCGGTTTCAAAAAGCCAGTCCTTATCCAACTCTAAAACGAGTTGCCATCCATGGCGAGATTTACTCACGCCAGAAGAAGACTCCGGGATAGCCCGCAGAATTTCCAGGGATACATGACTGTATACCTGTAAGAACTGAGAGTGGAAAAAACTACTCGCAGTGACAGCCCGGGCTTTATAACCGGGTTCAGCAATGATTGTCAAATTGACATCATGGAATCGCTCATATCCTTGGATATAAGCGTGAATTGATGAGTGAAAGATCCTTTCACCCATAGTTTCACAGAGTTGATCTGTGAGTAAACCCGTCTCAAGATCGTACTTGAAACTGTTAATCTCCGTTTCCGGAGGTGCATCTACCTTATTCGGTAGAAAAGTCATGAGAAGGTTTGCAAAATGCGCCTTCCCACCATGGACTCGACCTGTTTCTAAGCAGGCAGAGTTAGAAATACTCACATGAGCATTTCGACACGCACGAGCGATATCTTTCTTCGTGACGTATTCATCAAGGGCAACCTTGAAGTAAAAACCCGGGTCATCCGGGAGTTCAATATCGGGCATTGTAAGTACCCGAATTAATTTATCCCGAGACTTCGGGAAAAGTTCAATCGGGGCATTACCCGAATTGCGAGTCTGACAAAAGTTCAGAATACGAACCACGCCGATTTTAGACTTTACATCTACGGCGAGGAATTTGATCCAGTGGCGTAAAGCCACTAGTTCACAAGGAAGAGTCGTAACTTTTCCTGTCGATAGCAAATCCTTTCGGAGTTGCTTTTTGTAATCCTTAAGAATTACACCGAAGTCAGGACGAAATAACGCCTGACTGAGAAATGAAGACATAAGCTTCATTATAGCGTCCCAGTGACTATCGTCAACAGGACAACTTAAGTAGAGAGAGTTTAACACTCCGTCTACAGTATAACAGGCCTCTTGTAGACGCCTGAAACCAGAATCAGTGCCGCAAAGGCGAAAGATTCTTTTCTTGGTACCGTTCGCGAGACGCGGGTACCATCTAGCGTAATATTTAATTACGGCAAAACGAACCCATGGATTCATGGATTCAAGACGACCTCCAGTAAACTGGAGATCAGACATGGACGGATACATCCGACCAAGAGTGGGTTGCCACCAACCCATATTAACTTCCTGGAATTCCCCTCGAGGGATCAGGAAGGATGAAGGTAAATTCATACCTAAACTGCGGACCAGACGGCCCACAGCGAAACGAACAACTCGGGAAGGGACCCTCCCGAATAAACTGACGCTGTCCCAGACAACGTCTAAAAAGTCCATGTTGAGACCAACACGGGCGTGAGATTGGATGTTCGGAAGAACAGCCAAAAAATTCACGTGGCCCTCATCTAAGAGTGCCATTCCTTCTTGAGATTTCTCCCAAGAGACAGCGCTACTAAAAGCGCCGGATTTTTCCGCCACATACCCACCGGGACCCCTAGGCCTAGGCCGAAGAGTAACGGTTAACGGGATGGTGGAAGTACG